GTATCTTTTGATGACCCCCTTCCAGGAGGAACGCGAGGTGGCTGATTTCTCGTGCTCAATCGTTGGAAGGAATGGCTTGGCGGTTTCCAGCAGTTAGAGCCTCTGTCAAATCATAAATTCTAGTCTTCTTTTTAATTGCAACTAAATCTCTATTCACAACATTTAATATTGAACTGGTCTCAACACGTGAAAAGGGCATTTCTTTCAAAATTACCAAAGTGTTGCAGTAGGTCGGGTTGACGTTAACCATCTCATCGGGTGTGGAATGATCATCCGCGCTGTACATGATTAAGATCCCATTAACTCTTCCTGTTGTACTAAATGAAAACTTTGCAACTGGCCCATCGCTTTTTGTCGTCTGATAACTATATGGTAAACGCTCTAAGATCTCCCGTGATGGTAATTTATTGTGGATTTCTAGCACAAGTGGTCTGACTCCTGATCCAACGCGCACATAATAACCTTCATCTAGTAGAGATCTTAAGTAAATCTTAAATCTTCCTTCTCCTGCTCTATGTATTGCTGCTTGTACTGGTAAGTATACTCGTTGGTGCGCTGGTGGCTGATCAGAGGTCACATTCGTGAAGAACTCCGCACGTCGCCTAAACTCCTCGATATTCTCAATCGCTAATTCTGGGATAGAAGTGCGATGAATATATACATCTCTCGTTAACATTATCGTATTCGCATCATCAAGACATCTCCATGCGGCGCTCATGCATCGGTATGGAATCGAAACTTGTACTTCAGGGTTGTTCATCCACCTATTACAATCATAAGCAGTAATGAACCAATGCTGACCAGCTAGATCCATCATCGCCTTTATGCTCTCCGGAACGTTTGCATACACTGCTCTCCAGACATCCATTGCTTTTAGATTTGGGAAGCTATCAGGGTTCGCTATCGTGAAGTTTCGCAATTCAATCGCGTTCAATTTCATGACTGAGATTTGCGACGAAAAAATTGACTCAATTAAAGGCTGGATCATCTGAAATGTTGAATGTTCAGTTGGTAGAAATCGCATCTTATACGCATGCCAAATTGAATGCATCGAAATATCTAAGATAATTGGCCCATTTGCTGTTAATTCGTCCAGTGGAATCCGATCCATCAATTCATGAAACAAATCATCTGGTAAGCTAAAGGCCGACAACAAATCTCGATTAATGATTTGATTCAAGTATGCAAATCGTACAATATGGTGTTGGGACATTGCGTAAAGATAGCTTCGTTCTTGAGTGTGTCCTGTAACACGCAATGCGGTCATGATCTCTTGTAATGTTGGGTACATATGCTCGCTACCACTGAATCTTTCGTCTAGTATATCTGTCGAGTCATAACCGGTGTAACATACGCGTCTTGAGACGTGAGGATAACATGTCGGCTCATTTCGTAGATCATTCGCTCTATAGCCATTAAAGCCTCGACCCGAAACTGGGTCCATTCTTAACCTGTTTCCATCGAATGTTTCTGTCCGTAACGTCGCAGTCCAATCAAAAGGCGCTCGACTACGAATATTAAAACGAACGTTTTGTTGACTGTAGCTCGTTAAAAAATCACTGCATGCTCTGTCCAATATATGCGCTGTGCGTGATGTAATATTGAACAATCTTGGTCCATACGTAAACATAATTTTCCCGATAACACCTGCCACACTATTTACAACCTGATCAACGCTATGTCCTGGTTCGGTCTTTATATCTAATAAAATTTGGTTAGGAAACATTAACGCAAGATATATCTTTCTGACATCATGCATCTGCGCCTCTGTCGCGGTCGTCGCCTGCACTTGAGAGAAGGGAGAATTCTGTGTAATACGTGCCGTAATTGTAACCGAGGCGATTTTCGAATTTGGCAATATGTACTGTCCCATTGGAAGACCGATTGCGGCGTTTAACATTAGATTAGAAATTCCACATCGTGGTAAGCTCCAGATAATTGAAGGATTCGGTGGTAAAGTGTATGATAAAATATACATTGTGTCTGGACTAAAAATATCAGTCTGTAAGTTTCTATCAAAAGTTACTCCTTTGTTGTCTGAATAAAGTCTTAACCATGCCTGTGCGCGTCTGTAATCTTCGCGCTGATCATTAACGACATAATTTGTCAAAGACTGATGGACATTATAAATTGGTTCTGGCATCGCGGCGTTGAATAAATCATAGTACACATTCTGTACTGGTCGAGTTATAATTCTATAAGTTCGCAATTGCGCATCCAATATCGCTCGCTCTCTATTATTTAGTGCGGTTAATGCTTCCTCAACATCCAAACCCAACGCGCTTCTAGATATGATTTCGATTCCATTTTCAAAGTAGGTTGGAATATCATGAATGATAAAACTTCCTTGATCACGTACAAATTGAATTCTGCGTAATACCGTCTCCAATAGTTGTTGCGTATCATCTCCTTCAATATCCGCACCAATGGCAGAGATCTGTTCGTAGAACCTATTTATTTGAAAAATCCTCTCATCCGATTGCACAGCTTGATGTCTATAGTAACTCATTGGTTGCCTCTCTATTCTGAACGGTCTTTCATTTGCAAGAGCATGTAAGTTGTCAAACATGGTCTGAATATCTGGTGGAGTCGGTGGCGCTTCACCTGCTGACATTTGGAGTCTAGTTTGTGCATCACGCACCTTGGCGAGGATTTCCTGTAATCCGAATACGGACAGAAGAGGACCCGAATCATTTCTGACTTCGTCACCTCGTAGATATGGTGAGTTTCTGGTTTGTTCTGCTGGCGTTTGTCTTGCTGGTTGGCCATCCATTGCTGAGTCATCTTAAAC